TTCCTTTCCCCCCTATAAGCTTTGTCACTTAATAGGGTATATTGTTAGGTTTGTACTGGCAATTACTTTTTGTATTTTTGACTGCCATTTATTGCATTTTTAGATTACCATAAACAGACCAGTGTCATAAAGAACATCTTTCATGGATTCGAAGTTTGCTATGATTTCATCCTTGTCTTCCAGGAGCTTATTAGTAGCCTTCACGAAGAGTTCTTTTATAGTATCTTCATCAAGGTGGGGAGTGGAGCATTTTTGCTGTCCGTTGAACTTGTGGTTGCATTGCCAAACTGTGCGGCGGTATTTGCTATTTGAATGCCACACCTTTGAACCATACCAGCTTCCACATGAGCCGCATTTTATCTTACCAGAGAATATATGAACACCGCTGTGACGATTGTTTGCAGGGATTCTCTTTTCTAACTCGTTCTGGACCAGGTCGAAGACCGCTGGCTCAATAATCGCTTCATGGTTATTTTCAACATAGTATTGAGGAATTTCTCCCTCGTTGGCTTTCTTCTTTTTGGTTAGAAAATCTACAGTGTAACTTTTCTGCAAAAGCGCATCACCTTTATATTTCTCATTTGTGAGGATGCGCTTGATGGTGCCTGCGTTCCATTTATCTTTCTTCCCGGGTGATAAAATGCCGTCTGCTGTAAGCTGCTTGGCAATACCGTAAGGCGTCATGCCCTGTAGGAACATGCTGAAGATTCTCTGGATTATAACCGCTTCATTGGGGTTCAAGACAAGGTTGCCATCTTCACCTCGATCGTAACCGAGGAAGTGTCCGAAGGGAACCGTAACCTTCCCGTCTGCAAATCTTTTGCGTTGTCCCCATGTGACGTTCTCTGAAATGCTCCGGCTCTCTTCCTGGGCAAGGGATGACATGATGGTAATTAGAAGTTCACCTTTAGAATCTAGGGTCCAGATATTTTCCTTCTCAAAATAAATCTCGATTCCTTTTTCTTTCAATTGGCGAACAGTGGTGAGGCTATCCACTGTGTTCCTTGCAAATCGACTAACTGACTTGGTAACGATGAGGTCAATCTTGCCGCTTAAGGCGTCCTGGATCATGCGCCTAAAGCCTTCACGCTTTTTGGTGTTGGTACCGGATATCCCTTCGTCAGTATAAACCTTCACGAACTCCCAATCTTCCCGACTCTTAATAAAATTGGTGTAATAATCGACCTGCGCCTCATAGCTTGTGAACTGTTCTTCGCTGTCTGTGGATACGCGAGCGTAACCAGCTGTGCGGCGTTTTCTTTGCTCGTTAATTGGCGTGGAAGAAAACTGCCTGAGAGTAGCAGGTATGGTTTTAACGTTTTTAGTTGTCTTTGGTTTGCTCATGCTTTTTCCTCCATGCCTCTCTCAATTTCTCACCTTGACGTTTCTTTCGTTCCTCTGACCAGGCTGGCTGTCTGCGTTTGAATTGCCATTGCTTTGTGATCTTACTGCCGTCCTTCAGATTAAAGAGAAGGTCTGTGTTGGAAACAACAGTGATGTTATCAATTGTCTCTTTAAAGAGATCTTCATCAAACTCTTCAATGGAAAGGACTTCACTAGATATAGATTTTAAAAGGTTCTCTTCTAAGCCGCTGTGGCCACAATCATTGTGAGGCGGACAGCGCCAGTGGTGAGCTTTCTCTCCACTTACGCGGGTGCTGGTATTTCTGCGTAGGTTTTGGCCGCACTTACTGCAGTTTATTTTTCCTGTGAAGCAAGTGATTTTTCCAGAGCTTCTTGGATTCTTTTTACTGTGGGCTGACTTTGCAGCGCGAGCTTCAGGTGTCCACCAATCCTTCCTGGCGGTAGATTTCCAATGTTGAATAATAACGCCACCGTCATGTAAATGAAAGATGAGTTCATCTGTTCCATGCACCACAACTTTTTCAACTTGATCAAGGAAAAAATCTTCATCAAATTCTTCTAAGCCGAGTACTTGGGCACAGACACCCTGGAGTATCTTCTCTGGGATGTTTTTGGCGCTGCATTCTGACACGCCTTTACGGTCTTTAGTCTGGCAAGTCCAAATGTAATAAACATCACTTGAATGCTTGCTTTGTCTTTTGCCGCTGCGCCTATAGCTGACACCACAGTTTCCACACTTTATCTTGCTTGTAAAGCAGGTGGTGTTGATTGATGGATTTGCGAAAACACCTAACGTTCTACGCCTTGCGATTTCAGCTTGTACCTTTTCATAAGTTTCTAAGTCAATTATGGCTTCATGAGAATCTTCTACCCAGTACTGTGGGAGTTCTCCGTTGTTGGGCTTTAACTTGTGTGTGATATGGTCCTCAATAAAGCCCTTCTGTAAAAGCATGTTACCGGTATACTTTTCGTTCTTAAGAATTGCCCGAATTGAGGTGTTTGAAAAACGTCCGCCGGTGTATGATTTGACGCCCATTTCTTCAAGCTGAACTTCAGTTTGCTCGGCGGACATTCCTTTGAGAAAATTGCCATAAATCAGTTTTACAATCTTGGCTTCTTCTGGCTCTACAACAAACTGCTCTCCATTCCAGCGATAGCCATAAATACTAAATGAATTAGGCTTTCCTTTCTGGAAATTCCTTCGAATAGCCCATTTTACATTTTCACTTGTCGAGCGGCTTTCTTCCTGGGCAAAGGAAGCAAGGATGGAGAGCATCAGCTCACCGTCGCCACTCATTGAATTGATATTTTCTTTCTCGAACCTTACCTCAACTCCGATATCTCGAAGGTGACGTACTGTTTCCAGTAGGTCTACGGTATTTCTAGCAAATCGCGATATGGACTTGGTTAGTACAATATCGATCTTGCCTGCATCACAATCTTCCAGCAGTCGCTTGAACGCATCCCGGTTCTCAGTCGTACCTGAAATCCCTTCGTCTGCGTATACACCTGCATATTCCCATTCACGATGAGTCTGGATGTATTTGCTATAAAAGCTGACTTGAGCTGAAAGAGAGTGTAACGTTCTGCCTTTTTCTTCAGAAACTCTCGCATAAGCAGCAACCTTTTTTCTTGTAGGCATTACCGGAGCGGAAGGTTCGATCTTATTGATTTTCCGCATAAACTCACTCCTTTCAACACTATACATCACTCTAAAAGGCTATGAAGTCAAGTTAATGTGAGAGAATAGTGTACCTAGTAATGGCTTGTATTTTTCAAGAAGAAGCTCATCGATTATGGCAAATTCCTCGGGGGTAATTATGCTTTTTTCAAGCATAGATTTTGCAATAGAAAGACTTGATTGGTATTGCTTTTCAGCTCTGAATTGATCGTCTGTCATAGTACATCACCGCCTTTGAAGCGGTCGGTTATATAGCAATCATGAGAACAATATTTTCTCTTTGAATTGCCATAAGATGTAAACGAGCTGCTGCAAAAAGCACAGGTGAAGGAGTAGATGGCTTTCTTTTTGACCTTGTCCTGATTCGAGTTCCACCACGTAACACGACAATCTTGGTTACAGAATTTCAATTTCTTTTTTCCTGAGATCTGTATAAGCTCCTTACCACACTGTTTACAGTATTCCTTATCGGGAGTAACGGTAGTGGTGGCATTGGCTTTTATCCCTCCAAGATTATTTCTTTGGCAGTGGGAAGTAACAGTACTTTTTGAAAGACCTAGGGCTTGAGCGATTGTTGCATAGCCGAATCCTTTACTTCTAAGGTCAGCTATTTGATTTTTTTGTTCTCCAGTCATTATTAATCCTCCAATCGGAGGGTAGAAATCCCTCTCACCATTCACAGGACAGAAGAGGGCATATTGAGTACTGAAAAATAAAAAAATGCCGCCAAGTGCAAGAGAAGCACCTAGCGGCAAAGAATTAATTATTCAATTTTAATAAAGGCATCAGTAAAGCCTGCAGCTTTTACTCTGGCGAGCATAGCATCAGCATTGGTCTTAACGCTGTAAGCCCCGACCTGAACCCTGTAAAGTTTCTGAGGCGTGGGAGTGGAGGGAGCAGGAGCTGTCAGTAGCTTTTTTACGTCAGCTCTGAAAGTGTCCATACTCTTACCAAACTTTGAGAACCAGTGCTTAGGGTCGCCATGATTACTTGCGATTTTCTTTTGATAGCCTTCGTAGTGGCCGATGATGTCTTTCTCAGTCAGGTCATAGAGTTTGCAAAGGTAAGCACAAAGCTCTGTGGCTTCCTTGTAAACTGTATTGAAATAAGAGGCGTCGGACAGGTTGTCTTCACAGATTTCAAATCCGATGTGACTGTTGTTGGCGTCACCACCTGCATGCCAGCCTCTATGGTCCCAGGGCAGAGTCTGATAAGTAGCGATGGTGCCATTTTTAAGCTTTCCGATAAAGGCATGGACACAGACTTGTCTGCCACTTGGTCTATGCTGATTCCAATGATTGTTGTACTGGTTTTCTCCCAGGATGCCATCATCTGGACCAACGTATCTACGAAGATAGGGGTTGTTGGCTCCGGTACTGTGGACCATGATACCTTTGGGCTTGATTTTTTTACCTGCTTTATAGCATTCATTTTCTGTGAGAATCAGTTTTTTTAGGTTCATAGATTTTCCCTCCTACGATTTGTTGCAATCTATAGATAAATAAAAACGCCATAGGTCTCTGCCTATGACGCTTCTACTAGAATAGGTATTCTTGCTCGGTTATGTCGTCTTCATTTAAGTCTCTTGTCTCATTTTCTTTCCCGCAAACTGGGCATGTACCATAATAATCTCTAAATGTTAAACTCCCTTCCAAGTGCATCAAATACTTCACTAAGATTAATGTTGCCCCACAATGGCATTTCATTTTGGTCACTGTCATCCCCTCCAAAAACATTATGCGAAGGGGATGACATTTTATTCAGCTAATCCAATTTTCCTTCATCATAAATCTGATCTCTGTTTTCATGCCATAAGAAATCCAGAGTTTTGTGGCAGTTTGTACATTCTTCTTGATAGTTCCTGATCACCATGTTGTCACTGAGTAGTACATTATAGTTGATGATACATAGTGGTTCTTCGCAATAGCTACAATGAATAAATACCATTTGAACACCTCCATAACTTACATATGCAAAGAATGCTCAAATGGCAAAATCATTTGTTACTTTCTTCCGTCTTTATCGCCACCATCTTTTAGTTGTTCCAAAACATCGCGGAGCTTTTCTGGGATAGGAAGTCCCAGTCTTGTGGCATTTTCAATGATGCTGATTCCTTCATTGGATAGGTAGAAGAAAATCACTGCTGTTCTGATAACACCACCATCACCGATGATGTTCTGATCAATGATATGGGCCACTCCAACTAAAGAGAAGATCACCACTTTTTTAAAGATGCCCCGAGCACCCACGTCACTGGATAAATGCTTCTCGATTATGGCGCACATGACACCAAGCAGATAGTCAATGACTACAAAGGCAATCAGGGCATATAAAAATCCATCGTAACCTCCGAGAAACCAGCCAAGCCAACCACCAAGGCCAGCAATAGCCAGTTGTATATAAGTCCAAATATCTCTCATTATTTTTCCTTCCTTTCATAAGAATTGTGTATATAAAAAACGCCTGGTTAGAGGCGTTCGCATAGTGGAACTAATAAGGCGCGTAATAAACATATCCGCTGGCTTTGGCATAGAAGCCATCTCCTGGAATGTACATGGCACCATCGAAAGTATCGTATTGACTTGTGGTAAAGCCGGGTTGATACAAGCATTCCCAAGTGAGTCCATCATTTGATACACAAAGGCTAGACTCCTTAAGGAGAGCGAACTTCCCCCAATCGGGCATCCATATGATATTCCTTGGGTTTGGGATATTGTTATTGGCAAGATCTCCGGTCCAGGAAAGATTGGTTTCTGTAATTTCTGTGGCATCATCGTTCAATACACAGAGCTTTACATAGTAGGTATAAGTGCCGCCCACATTGGTGTAGTTGAACTTCATAACAAAGAGTACATTGTTGATAGAACGGATGAACATATATCTTGTATCATTCACATCCTCAGGAATAGTGGTTGACCAGCTCCCAGGATATGAGGTGCTGGCTCTTGCAATGGATTTGTCGCCACCAACGACTCCCACAAAGTAGCCTTTGTGTCTTGTTAGGTATTTAAAGATAGGGACTGAAGTTCCATCGGATCCAACCAATGTCCAAGCAGTTCTTTCTGTCAGAGAATCGAAGCTATAATAAACCGGTGATTTATAGTACCACCAGCTGACCACGCCAGAGCCTCTGTCCATATCATAAGCACCACAGGTCATAGCATTTTGTGCGCCGGCACAGTACCCAGCGTTATGCCAGGTAATTCCGTCAAAGGATGCGATGATATTGGCGAGACCTACAATCTTTGCGATAAATACGCCATCTGCAGCATAAAGGATCTCAGGCTGTCCATGACTCCACCAAGGAACACTGACAACGGTCCATTGTTTGGTGGTCTTGTTCCAGTAGGACATGTAGGGAGTTTTGGCATAATAAACTGCAATCTGAGCGTTTCCGTTATCATAGACATTAATCTGTCTTTCACTACCGTATTGGGTGTAACCAAAATTGTTATAATATTTCTTCGTCCAGCTTAAGGTAGGAATGGGTAGGACAATGCTGCCTCTACCACCAAAAGCTGTCCAGATGGCCAAGGTGTTATTAAAATTACGATCATAGCTCATGGCTTTCCTCCTTAAACTTTCTCGATGGCTGTGATTCTTCCACTGGAATCAGTGGAGTAGGTGTAGCTTCCAGTTGAGCCATCGGCATAGGTTACTTCAAAGGCTGCAGCATCAATCAAAAGTGAAGAGACTTCTTTAAGGAGAAGCTCTGAGAAAATATCTTCTAAGGTGATGCTGGTGATCCTTCCACTGGAATCTGTGGTGAAGCTGTACTCGGCATGATACTGATGGGTATCACCTTTTTCCACTTCGTAGGTCACGTTAATTTTGTTATCAACCACCGACAGTGTTTTTACAATAGTGTAGGAGACGCCTAAGTCATAGACCTGGTTTTGAAGATCATCCACGGAGCTTCCAACATTAGAAATAGAGTTTTCTATGCGATAAAAGGTATCAGAGATACTTGGCCTGTACCTTCCCACCTCAACACGGATGTTAAATCGATAAAAGGGATTGTACTCAAGAGAGATGATCCTGGTTTTCACATTGATACCTAATGGATAAAAGATGATGTGAACATTATCTCCAACAGCCAAATCCATCAGTTTGAAAAAGGAAATGTCATAGGATGATGCATTCTCCCTGGAATCATGAGAAACCGCCACATTAGTAACATTCTTTGAACCCATCACTGGGATATATTCAGTGGAACCTCTATGGCTAAGAATATTGATGTTGTAACCGTCATACTGAATCTCACCACCCAAGATGGCGATGTACTGCATAAGAGCAGCTCTTCTTGAAACCTTCTGATTGATTTTCATGGTGACGCTTTCTGTAAAATCAACAATCCCAGCTGAAAAGGGAGTGCCTGCAAGAAGCTGGGACAATCCTGCTGAAGGATCACCCGTGAAGTCGAAACTGCTTATTTGATACATTTCATGATTCAAAAGATAAGATACGTGTTCGCAAAGAACAGAGCAGACCGGTAGGCTCCCTTGAATTGATTTACTGATTTGGACCAGTTCAAAATACTGATTATCTAGTTTTGCAATTTGCCTAGTTTTTAATGCCAATGCAGACTTTGCCATAACAGTAAATGAGAGGGTAAATTCACCCTCCAAGGTTTCTCTAATGTTTGAGCTGATGACTTTCTTAACGGACTGAATCATGGTTGCTCCTGCGTAAATTTCAATCAAGGGACCGCCTCCTTTCTATTAACTTCCTGCCACACCAAGGTTTCTAACTGTGACGGTATTTTGGTTCCACTGAAGCTGGGCAATAACTCTTGTTAGAATGTTACCGTCAATGGTAAGAGGGATAGTTACATCAAAGACTGCTCCGTCAGAGCCACCAAGGCTTCCTGTGACCTCCGAGTTTAAGTCCAAATCAAAGTCTGTAGGTATAGCGTTTTGCATATCTTTTTCAACATCGCCCATGGCTTTTTCGAAGCCCTCTCCAATACCTTCACCCATGTTGGAACCAATACCAGCAAATACCTTTGAAGGAGATCTAATACCAAGAACCTTCTTAACGCCACCAACGATCCCGTTGACCATATTTTTTACTTTTTCTCCAAGCCAACCAATCATCGATGCGATACCGTCCCATAAACCTTTGGCGATATTTCTTCCCACTTCTAAAATTGATGGGATCCCACGGGCAAGTCCGGTGACGATAGACATGATGATCTGAGGCAGTTGAGCCACGATCTGAGGGATAGCTCTAATCAAGCCCATACCAAGCTGAATGGTTAGCTGAACTCCCATTTCAATGAGCTTTGGTAGGTTACTGGTGATAAAGGTAATGATGCTGTTAATAATCTGAGGCAGTGATTGAATCAGAGTTGGGAGAGAGTTTAAAAGCCCCATAGCCAAGCCGCTGATAATCTGAAAAGCTGCATCTAGTACCAAGTCCAGATTGTTGATTAAGGTGGTAGCGATCAGAATCACTGCCTCAACAATGGATGGTATAAGTTCAGGTAGGGCATCTCCAAGGCCCGTTGCAAGGGTTACAATCATCACCAATGCCGCTTCCACCAGGGCAGGAAGATTGGTAATAATCCCATCCACCAATGTTAGAACAAGCTGCAAAGCACCATCTGTGATTTGAGGCAAGGCTTCGATAAGGCCACCTACAATGGTCATGATGATATTCGTTGCCGCTTCAATAAGAGTAGGAAGATTATCTAAAATGCCACTGACAAGAGCCAGAATCAAATCAGGTGCTACTTCTGCAATAGCTGCAATAAGTCCAGTAACCACATCCAGAATTTGAGGAAGGATGACAGCAATCTGTTCAACCGTCTGCCTTGCACCTTCCTTAAGCTGCTCTGCGGCACCCTCTTGACCCGTAATAAGGCCGGTAAGTCCATCCAGGACCATTGTAAATCCTGGGAGAAGCTGAGAGGCGATGTTATTTTTCACGCCTGTGAAGGAGCGGGTGAGGTTGTCCATGGCATCGGTGTAGTTCACTGCAGCATCCACAGATTCATCACTCATAACAAGTCCCAGCTCACTGGCTTTGTTCTTTAAGTCCTCAGTACTACCCGCAGTTTGATTTAGAAGGGCTGAAAGTTCTACAGACGCGCTTCCTAGCAGGTCATTGGCAATGGCAGCTTTTTCGCCTTCATCAGCGATTCCTTGGAGGCCGCGGACCGTCATTTCAAAGACCTCTTCACGGGTTTTTCCCTGAAGATCTGCCATAGAAATACCAAGACGCTGAAACTTTTCTGTGGCAGAGGAACTTCCGCTTATGGCATCATCCACTGTATTGTTAAGCTTCTTCATACCATTTTCAAGTGTGGAGATACTGGCTCCATTTTGAGAAAGCACATAATCCCATTCTTGATAGCCTTTTCTGGACAGTCCGATTCGCTGACTGGCTTTATCTATTTCATCCCCGGCTGCAGCTGCATCATTAGCCATATCATAGAGTTTTTTACCTGCAGTCACTGCTGCAGTTCCGATAGCAGCCATTGCAACACCGATGCCTGCAGCGACCCCTTTTAGAACAGAGCCTAACTTTTCAAACTTTCCACCAGCTTCATCGGTGACCTTCGCAGAATCTTTTACTTCATCACCAAACTTATCTGCTTCTTTACCTGCATCATCAAACCCATCACTGGCTGCATCTAATGCCTTATTGTTATCATCCAGCTCTTTTTCCATTTTGTTTAGATCTGCATTTGCATTGTTTAGCTGAATCTGCCAGGCTTTTGTTCGCTTGTCATTCTCCCCAAAGGACTCAGCAGCATTTTTCAGCGCAGCTTCAAGGGTGGATACTTTGTTTTTCTGAGCATCGATCTCTTTATTTAACACTTCATTTCTTGCTGTAATAGCTTTGATAGATTTATCTTGCTTATCAAACTGTGAGGTGACCAGATTCATTTCAGAACCCAGCACCTTGAATGTTTGATTGATATCTCGAAGAGAGTTCTTAAATTCCTTTTCACCCTCAACACCTATTTTTAGGCCGAAGTCCGACATAGCATTCACCTCCTTTGGGGCATAAAAAATGACACCGTTGTAGGTGCCACTCTAAAAGGTTTTGTTATAGAAATTCCGGTATTATTTCATCGATGTAGCGCTCTTGTTTCGGTTTCGATATTCCGGTAAATTGCTTGTGACATTCCCAAAGGTCCATCAAATAGCCAATGGGCATGAGCCACACTTCATCTTCTAAACGTCTTAAATGGACTGTTCCAAAGTAGATAAGTCGGGTAAAGACTTGTTCATCACTTACCCGACCACCTCGTTTTTTGAGTCGTCACTCTCCACATTCCTTTTTGTGCCTTTCATCATACTGGCCATAATGGCATTCTTGTAATTAGCCAGGTCAAAGGGAGTGGTAAGAAGCTCCACTTCATCTTCTGTGAGAAGGTCTTTTTTATCATCCTTGTTCCTAATATTGTGGATCAGGATGGATTGGTTTGCCAGAAGGGTGATGAGCCACACAACCTCTTCCAAAGCCATTTCAAAGTTCTCAGTTTTCATAAGCTTATCGCCCAAATTCTCAAGACCGCCATAGCGCTTGGCAATTTCCTTTGTAGCTTTAGTGGTAAGAATCATCTTAAACTCTGTGCCGCCAATATCAATGGTGGTACTTCGTTCTTCAGAAGCCTCATCAACCTTTAATTTTTCATCTGTCATGATCAACCCTCCCATTAAGAAACAACAACAGTAGCCACTGTGGTCGTCACGTTTTCTGCACCACTAGAGCTTAAGACGCAGTAGTAGTAATAGGTATCTGCCAAGAGGTCCGTTGGAATATCAAAGCTCGCAGAAGTTTCGCCATTGATAATAGTACCGCCAGTGGTGCTATCGATGGTATTTTCATACCACTGATAAGTTACAGGGTTTGAGGTGTTTGAATTTGCCACAACAGAGAGGCTTCCAGAAATGCTTCCTGCTGTCAATTCAGTTAAGCTTGCTGGTTGTGTTGCGATGGTTATGGTTGGGGTTGCGGCTGTAAAGTCTGGTTCATAAACGGATGTGAACCAGCTTGTAATTGTTGATGCCGCTACACCATTATCTCCTTCAGTAACTTCCGCTTTCCAAGGATGTTTGCTTTCTCCGTCTAGTTTGTTTCTTCTAAAGACGGTTCCTTCTATGGTGGGACTGCTAAAAGTAATGGAGTCACCTTTGGTGGCAAGGCTTGTGGCGGGAACAGAGAAGATAACCCTGTAGAGCCAAAAGTAGCGATATTTTCCATTGGCCTTCTTGGCACGAAACCCTACTGCCACAGGGCTACCACCATCTTCACTTCTTGAAACCACCACATTGTTGCTGTCAATTTTGCAGCCGGTTAAATCCTGAGCTACAAGTGAGCCAATGTCATCAATTCCTAAACTTAAAGCTCCACTCTTAAATTCTTTGACCACTTCGCTGGCACCGTCATCTGCGTAAAGAATGGCTTCAATGAGCTCAATGCTCAGCTCTGCGGTCATGGCTTTAGCCAGCACTTTAGGGGTGCCATAGGTTTCGATGCCGTTTTGATCTTCTGTGATTTTTGCATAAAATAGAGAGTCCAATCCGATCGTTGCCATTTATTCTTCCTCCGTTTCATATTCTTTCATTACGTCGATGGCGTAATGATGAAATTTAGTATCGTGTTCGTAACCAACATACTGCCTATCCGTGATAGTGACCCCTCCGGATTGCAGGGCTTTAGTTAGTTCTTTCTTGCGCTTCATATAATTCTTCTTCGTAAAAAGAGAAAGCCGAGCTTCTGAAAGAATCATATAGGCCTCATTATCTGCAAAGAGATCAAGCCTATCAGACATGGGGGTGATAACCAGATATTCATCGGGAGGCACTTCGGAAAATACTCCGGTCTCCACAGGAATGTTTAAGGGTTCTAGTATGTGGTTTAAATCCGCAAGTAAGCTCATAGCTTTTCAATCTCCTTATCCAGTTCTGATTTCATAGTTTCAATGCATACCTTCCGAGATGCTGATTTTGCTGGCTTCAAGAAGGGTTTAGGTGGCTGACCTGATTTCCCGTATTCAAGGATATTTGCAATCTTCGCATTGGCATCACCATCATTTCGAGGTTCATTAAAACCGACCTTTATATTGAAGTTTCCGTTCTTATCCAGCTTTGTAGGCGAGAGGCCCAGTGAAGAAACCAGTTCACCGGTAGAACGGCTTTTTTCTTTGGTTTCATTCCCGATAACACCTTTAAGGTTGGATTTGACTTTATCCAGAACAACTTCACCGCCAGCTTCTAAAACATTAGAGATGATTTCATCTGTTTTTTCACCAAGCTTTGAGAGCTTCATCAAGAAGTCATCGGGCATTTTCATGGTTGCTTTAGCCACTTGGCACCACCTCCTTTGCCAGCACTTCAATATACATCCCCCGACCTTTCACATCCTCAACAGATGTGATTTCAAATCTCTTATCACTATGGATGATCACCATAGACGTTGATACGGTTATACCAGGGATGCAGCGAAAGCGAAAAAGGTCTGTGGCTTCTGAAAAGGATGCTCTGTTTGCCCATTTCTCATTGCCATGCTTACCTTCACGGTAGGCTCTGACAGAGGCTACAATGTTATCAACTTCTGTTTTAAACCCTTCGGGATCTTTTATGGTGACGCTCTCAATGATGTCAATAAAGGTATTCATTTTCCCAAAGCTCATAACTACACCTTCCAATCCCGATCAAGCCTCAGCAGGAGATTGACTGTATTCCATACCTGTTGCCCAGCCTGAACATTATCTGAAAAGAAGCCACCGGTGCTGCCGTCCCTGGATTCATAAAAGTGGGACGACAGCATAATGATGGCTTGCTGTGTGGTGGCTGGCATAACTGCTTCCACGTAGTGGTTCTCAGGAAGATGCTGATAACTTTCTGCATACCTCGTGGCGGCGTTGATGTACATCTCAAGGAGTTCATCATCAGCCGAGTGATCAATAATAAGATTTGCTTTTACTTTTTCCAGCAGTGTCATACCGCCACCATCCTTTCATTAGTCTGAAATCATAAGCCCTGCAGTCTTAAGTTTGGTGAGGAGGGCATTAAAATCCGTAACCAAATCTTCTATAGTGGCTGCAGTGCTTGCAGCTTGGTTATCAAGAACGGGGAGGCCAGTAACGACCGCCCCATCCTTGATTTCAAGAGTTCCACCAATAACGGTTTTTTCACCGCCCTGTTCGGTATAATTCTTTGTGTTATAACTCATAGGACACCTCCATTACGCTTTCTGCTGAAGCACTTTGATGGCTTCAGGAAGAATCAGTTTTCCATCCACACGCTGAGTAGCTACAAAACCTACCTGGCCAGTAGCTGCATAGAGCTCATTAAGTCTCTTGAATACTCTGCCTTGACGATCCGCTACCCAGTAGTAACCAAAGTCACCGAAGATGATGGACTTTGCAGATGCAGCAATGGTAGGAACGTAGGATGAAGTGTAAACAGGTCTATTCAGAATGGTATCTGGTGTTCCAGCCTGAAGTGAAGGCTGCCAGATATACTGACCCTGACCATCTTTCAGCTTCCTAATTGCCTTAATGGTGGCATCGTTCATAACGAACACGGACTTGTTTCTGTAAGGAGACTTTAGAGAGTAGAAAAGGTCCAAAACCTCATCAATTGTAATAGCTGTAGCACTTGCAGCGGTTACACCGATTTGTGCTCCACCAGTGGCGGCAAGGATACCCGTAGGCTTACCAGAACCATCTCCAGTAAAGAAGGCATCTTCTTCCTTGTTACCGATACGTCTTGCAAACTCTCTTGCGATATAGTTTTCAAGATTAAAGACGCTGTCATTTAGAAGCTCTTCAGATACCTTGATCATGGTACCTAGCTTGTAAGCGCCGATGGAAACCTGACCAAAGCTATCATCACTTTCAGGAATTGCACCTTCTTCATCAATCCAAGAAGCGGTACCTTTGGATGCCACAACGGGAATCTTACGATCTCCTGAAGAAGTGGAGATGACGTTGGCCAGCTTTCTGAAGATATTCTCTTCATCCAGGGCTTCAATAAGAGTACGCTCAAATTCATCCGGTACAAGGTAACCACCTTCAGTGTCAGTTCCAATCTGTAGTGCGTTTTTAATCACTGGATCAAGCCCTTCACCAGAACGAGTACGCATGGCATTCCAGAAAGCTTTCTGGTATTCTGCAGAAGCTCTACCGCCTTTGGATTCCATGCCTTGGAAGATAGGCTTTCCGGTAAGTGGCGTGTTAAGTGGCTTTGAAAGCTCACGATCCAGTGCTTCCTGCTTTTCAAGTCGGTCGATTTCCTTACCAAGGGCAACCACATCTGCTTCCATTTTTTCATAGGTTGCAGTGTCTTCAGCAGATACTATTCCATCTGTACCTCTTTTGGTGTCCAGGAATGCTTTAGCAGCTTCCCAGGATTTTGCTCTTTTTTCACGTAGTTCAAGAATTTTATTCATAGTGTTTTCCTCCTAAAATTTAGTGCCCAATCAACGAAAGCCGCTTCTCAAGCGACTCAATTGGGGTACCAGTATTCTCTTTTGCTAGTTTGGGTTTTACCTTATCCAGCAGTGAGTTGGTAACAGCTCTGCGGCTAAAGGCATAGGTGAAATCCTCAGTCTGATTTCTTTTCTTTTCATCCTCCAAGATGCCATCAGCAAAACCAAGTTCGATGGCCTTCTTTGCATTGAGCCAGGTTTCTGCATCCATAAGATGGGAGAGCTTTGTCCTTGATTGACCTGTCTTGATTTCGTAGGCATTGATGATGCTCTCTTTAACTTCAGAAAGCATAGCGATGGCTTTTTTCATTTCCTCGCTGTCCCCAATGGCCACTGTAAGGGGGTTATGGACCATCATGAGGGCAGTTGGTGCCATAAGCACCGTTGTCCCCGCCATGGCGATGACTGAGGCGGCTGAGGCTGCAATACCGTCAATCTTTACGGTAACAGTGCCTTTGTAATCCATCAGCATGGCGTAAATCTGACTAGCAGCAATGCAATCACCTCCTGGAGAATTGAGCCAAATAACAATGTCACCCTCACCGGCAGTAAGCTCTGCTTTAAATGCCTTAGGGGTGACGTCATCATCAAACCATGAATCTTCGGCAATAACGCCGTCTAGATAAAGTGTTCGGACACCAGTGTTTTCATCTCGTGCCCAGTTCCAAAACTTCTTCATTAAGGTTCCTCCGTTTCTTTAATATTTGCGAACGCGCCTGCGTCCTGTAATTTAGTCATGGCGCCGTTGATGAGGTAGAGGTCGCCACCTAATGACTCTGGAATTCTATCCAGATTTTCAAGCTCTCTGATATCATTGGCACTCATCCAACCGTTTTGACGTGCCGTTGCATAACCACTCATTCGACTTACATAATCACCACGAAGAAGTCCATCCACATTGAACTTGATAAATACATTAGGTTTTTCACTTTCCATGAGTAGAGCTCTGCACATGGACTGTTCCCAGCGGACCACCCAAGGGTCGAGGGTGTATTTTACAAACTCCAGTGATTGCTGCTCAATGTTGCTAAAGGATGACTTCTCAAGATCAGCCAGCATATGAGGTGGGACCCTAAAGATACGAGCGATCTCATTGATCTGAAACTTTCTGGTTTCAAGAAATTGTGCCTGTTCTGGTGATATCCCTATAGGCTGATACTTCATACCTTCCTCAAGGACAGCCACCCGGTGGGCATTGCCACTTCCTTGATAAGCAGCATTCCAGGATTCTTTAATCTTCTGAGGGTCCTTGATGGCACCTGGGTGTTCTAACACACCACCAGGTGAAGCACCATTAGCAAAAAACTTAGCTCCGTATTCTTCGGTAGCAATGGCAAGTCCCACGGCATTTTTCGCCATAGCAATGGGTGAATATCCTACCAGCCCATCAAAGCCAAGTCCTGGTATATGAAGGACGTCTGATGGTGATAGATACACCTGATGTTCTCTACCAAGAGAAGGGACATCCTCATTGCCACGTTGATACATATAGAAAAGCCGACCACTTGAATCGCGATCGACAGTCATTTTGTTTGGCATTAATGGGTAGAGGGAAATCACTTCACCTCTTGCATTTCGAATAATCTGAGCATAGGCATTTCCCCATAATAAAAGATGACTCATCAGCGTCTCTCTAAACGCAAAAGAAGTCATCTCAGGATTTGGTTCATCATGAAGAAGCTTGTATAAAGGGTGTTTTAGGTTTTTCTCCTTACCGCCTGAATCATTGTATTTGTAAACATGAAGCGGTAGACCAGCTAGAGTCTCAGATAAGATTCTCACACAGCTATACACTGCTGTCATCTGCATGGCGGTTTGTTCATTGACTGGTTTTCCAGCGCTGGTGCTTCCAAAAAAGAAGCTGTAGCGGCTGCCACCAAGAGCGTCTTTAGGCTTGTCTCTAGCCTTGAATATTCCTTGCAGTATTCCCATGGGCATCAACCTCCTTTCCTAAAATACGAGTAGTCCTCGATCATCATAGACAGAATTACCAGTTTCTCCACCACATCGAATCGCTCTATCAAGAGCCATGATTGTGGCAACAGCACCGTCAATCTTCTCTGTGGATTTCTCTTTGTCTGCTTTGATATTGCCAGCAGGATCGGTTCTAATAAAAATGTTATCCATCATCCAGCGGAGAACAGGGTGACCACCGTGAGCGATTTTTTCTTCCAAAGTCAGCTTCATTAATTCTTTTGTTGGCGGTGACATGTCTTTAAATCCCTGACCAAAAGGGACAACGGTGAATCCTAAATTCTCTAAGTTCTGTGTCATCTGAACTGCTCCCCAGCGG